ATGGCTTTCCTTTTGTCTGCTTCTACAAACTCTTTTCCTACATTCTGAGGCACACCACCAAAGCCACCCTTAGTATGGGCGGCGGCTTGCATCAAACGTTTTTGTGATGGCGACTTACTTGGCATAATTAGTCCGCATTCTTGATGAGGTAGCCCTCTTGAGCGATTGCAACTGCACCAGTGCCAGTCTGAACCTTGCACATCAATTGAATGTCCGTCTTCTCAAGGAATGGTCGAGGCATGATGCGCAGAGCTTCGTAACCCATAGCAAATGGCGCTTGCTGAGTAATCTGAACAACACCAGCAGAACTAATTGTTTTGTTTTGGTACGTCACGTAATCATTTCCATTCAAAGACGTGTAGATGTTCACACGTTGAAGAAAATATGTGTAGCCAGCAGGCACAGTGTACAAAGCCGCTTGTGTGCGACCGATGCCAGCATTGATCTGCGCATACGTTACCGTACCGCCAGAGTTCTTTAAATACACAGCGCCAGCAGGATTCGTTGCGCTACCAACAGACACGAACATGCTGTTGATACGCAAGTAACTTTTTGTTGTGGCAACAGGCGTAGTGCCATTCAAGGTCACAACTTCACTGATCACTGCGTAGCTAGCATCTAAGCCAACAATTGTGATTTGAGCCGTATCTCCGTTACTACCAGACAAATACATCACGCCTGCCGCAACAGGATATGTGTACGCAGTCGCGTTTTCCCACACAGGGATAGACGTTGTGCCAACTGCGGGTTGATAGCCGTAAATGTTTACAGTGCTATGGCCTTGAATTTGACCACGAGCAACTTGCAAATCAAACGGTTCAAACGCGCCTTGTCGAGAAACTGAAGAATACGTTCCCATATATCACCCACAAAAAATTGTGCATGACGCGCCAGTTGGAAGCGTCACATGAATGTTTGTGTTGAAACGAATGCCGTTTCCGGGGATGATGTTAGCAAACGGGTTGTTTGTGTTTGCAGGAATGTTTACTTTCAAACGAATCGTGCCACTTGCGCCGCCATCACGAAAAACAATTTCGCCAGCAGTTCCACCAGACAAGCACTGATACCCAGCGAGATTCGTCGCGCCAGCGTAAGCAATTTCCGTTGCGTCTGAGTGCTCTGCAAATACATTAGTTAATGTTGTCATTTAATTCCCCGATAAAAAGTGGGAGCCGAAGCCCCCACCTTACTTAGCAACGACCACCGCGCTTTTTGTTGGCTGGTGTTACGGTTACTGATTTCTCAGTCTTCGTGACACTGCCAGCAGGAGGCTTGGGAGCAGATGAGCCTAGACCCATCATGCTCTTAGCGCCTTGAAACAGCTTGCTTGGAATGTTACGGATAGCTTTCGCCATGTCCATATCTTCCTCGCTTGGGCCAATAGACTTATCGTAGGCACCTTTCGATGCGTCTACGGTAGTTCCACCAGTGTTATAGCGATCTACCTTGCCACCCTTTTTAAAGGTGCCAGATTGCATGCTGTTTGATACTGGACGCGATACTGGTTTTTGGGGCATCGCGACAGGTTTGCCTGTATCAACAGTACCCCCCGTCGCGTAGGCTTTTTTTGCTGAACCACCCATCTTGTAGCCGCCGCCGTTAGCTTCTTTAACCTCACCAGTGGTGGTGTTAGATTTGCCCTTTGGAGTGCCGTTAGCAGGACGATTTTCCCAATTGACGTTGCCGCCTTTTTTGAAGCCGCCAGCGTTGCCCATCTTGACGCCACCAGTACCAGAAGCTTTGTCAGTCTTGTCACCGTCCACCACTTTGGTGTTCAAAAACTTGCCTGCATTACCCTTGATAGTGCCGCCATTGGCATAACCACCTGCATTACTCATCTTGATGCCTTTGGTGCCGTGAGCCTTATCGGTCTTGTCACCATCAACAACTTTGGTATTGAGGTATTTACCAGCATTACCTTTGACGGTAGTTTTGGTTTCAGCGCTGTCAATCTTGCCGCCCATAGCCTTTTTATGGGCTTTGCTCATGGATTTAGACTCGTGTTGCTTCAGTTCTTTTTCAACTTCAGCGGCAGTCACTCCACCCTTTTTCATCATAAGGTTGGGGTTCATTGCACGACGACGGGTCATCATGGATGGACGCTTTGGAGCCATACCCATAGGGGCGGCAGTTGAGGGCATGCCAGAAGTCATGCTTGATTGCATAGGGACAAAATCATTGCCGCCCACAGCCATCTTGCTAACTTTGCCGCCTTTTTTAAGGAGCTCTAGGTTGCCACGGGGGCTCGTCGATGGTTTAGTTTCCGATACGCTTGGAGAACTTCCTTTGTTGCCTTGTCTTAAATTTGACATTTCAACTGGTGGATTTACCAGAACATTTCTACCGTCAACAATCTTTGTTCTTGGCTTTGACGAGCCAAAACGACTTGGCATTTCAACTGATGTTACTGAGCTGCCTTCGTTGTATTTCTTAACGCCGCCGCCGCATGCCATCTTAGGCATCTTTTTAAAGTCGTTCATTTTTTCACCTTTGCAGTCTTCGCTGCCTCTTTGAAGTTACTAGCTGTTGGGGCGCCCTTGGTACCCGGCTTGCGCATCTTTTCGCCTGAGCCCGCTGCTATGCGCTCTCTCTTTTTTTGGATATTTGCGTACAAACCGGGTTTAGCTGCCATTATTTACTTTCTTATTAGTTGTAAATTTACTTTGTTATTGGTAACGGGCTGGGTTGAGGCTTATCAATCCTATCCAACCCTACGATTCCCTGTTACATCAGGTGGCCTCGATTTACCAATACGGCTGATGACTAACTAACTCACGAGCCGCTTATTAAGCTACCGCCAGCGAAGTCTGGGTCAATCATCATGCGTATTGGTACTAGGCAGGAGATCCCAATCTTGGGGTTGGTTACCTGTGGGTCTGGTGATATTAAGTGCCGATGCCTCCGGTCACACCTTGCCTAGTCTCAAAAACTTAAAACGCGATGCCAATACCGTTGACACGCTTTACTATCTTGGTCAGCTCACGCTCGTTGGCGTCGCTAACAAATTTGTTAATCTCTACTGCCTTCTCAATTACCTCTTCCACGGTTGGGAACTTAGGTGCTAAATATGCAAAGTCTTTGGCTGTCTTGTCCATGGCGTCAAACGCCTGCAAGTTGGCCTTGTACTGCTGCTCGAGAAACTCTTTGGCTGTGTTTAAAATGCTGAAACGCAATTCGTATGGGTTCATTGTAAATCTCCTGTGTGTTGTGTGTGAAGTGCCAGGGTTCTATGAAGGCGTCCCTGGCGGCCTTTTGCTTTCTTTACAGCTGGGGGTATCTCCCGATAAGCCCCTCTATATATAATAATACAAAAAAGCTCTGGAATCCGCCCTACATGTCGTCCGGGACGATAATCGTCTTCTTTGGCGCCGAGGGAGGGGTGTTGCCACCGTGCTCCTTGCGGTACCGCAGGGCGTCATTGAGGATCATCTTGGTCATAGCCAGCGCCTTTTCCTGGTGCTCCTGCTCCATTTGGGCGCTGGTTTTTGCTGTCTTTTTCTCTACTTCCTTGATGATGTTGTTGCTGACGCCGGCGTGCTTAAGCAGTTGCTTTAGATTCATCTTGTGCCTTTGCTACCGCGGCTAAGCTCTCCTGGGCTTGTTGCACCTGTGGGCCTGCCTGCTGCTGGATCAAGTTAATAAACGCCACTAAGGTCGTTGCTGGTACCTGGTTGGGTGTGTTCAGGATGTTTAGCAGTGCGTTAACTTCCTTTACTGCAAACTCCAAGGTCACTACAAAATCATCTACTACTGGGGTTGTTGAGTCGTTGCTCATTTTTTACTTCCTTTTTTCTTTGGTTTACTCTCGTTTAAAAATTCATGCGCGTCGCCAAACAATGCGTCTCGTGTGGCTAACACCTCTGGATCGGTGCAATACTGGTTAAGCTCAAACTTCCGGCAATATGTGTCCATCAGTTTTTCACATCGTAAATCATGAAGTGTTTTTATTCCAAGTAAAGTATTGAGGACTTCGTCTTCAGTCATCGGTGTTGGGTGGTCACCATAATGCTGAAACAACAGCTCAATGTCGTCGCTTGTCTGCCAGGCTAACATAATAGCTGACTCTAAATCTATTTTTAAGTTCATTTCTTTTTTACCTTTTTCTCAAACTGCCAGACAAACCAGTTACCAACAACCAAGAGAGACTCTAGGTACTTTGTCAAGTCGACAATGTCTTCCTGCTGGTGTGGCGCCGGCTTTTTTAATTCCTTAAGTCTCTTAAGTTCATTGCCAACCATTTTGTATGAATGTACTAATTCATGCTCTACTAGCTGATCTATAAACTCGTCTGGTACATCGATCTCCATCTTCATACATCAACTCCTTTATCAAATATTGCGCACGTCGCCGCGGCAATAGTTACCTCTGGTTTAAATGGTAATGCGTAAAATTGTGTTTTCATTTTTTGGCAGTGCTCGTTTGTAACGGCGTGTTTGCTTGTTATAAAATCACAGCTCGTACCAATACATACTACGGATACAAATATAAATGCTAACATTTTGTCCTCTTTTCAATCTCGCGATCGATGTACCACCTGGCCTTGCGCAAATCTTCTACTGCGTCGTGCTTCTCGTCTGCGCGCCAAATGTATTTAACTGCATTACCAAGGCAAAACCCCATGTGCTCGGTGATCGTGATGCACTCAATGCCGGACGGGTGGCTTAGGTAGTGCTTGGGCTTATTGACTGCGTCGTGCATTGTGCTTTCTCCTTAGTTCGTTTTCTACTGCGGCGACCTCTTCTAAATTATCACACACCCACACTGTCTGAAACTCTGGAAACAAATTGAGGTCTATGTCCTCAACGCCAGTGATTGTCTGAAACATGGGGTGTCCATTGTATACATGCTCTACAACAAAATGACTCATAGGCCTAGCTCCTTTTTAATAAACTCTACCCCCTTAG